GAATAGACGAAGATAAACGCGAAACAACAGTAGAAGATTTAGACGATATGTACGCTAAAATCAAACCGGAGCATATGCATTAATGGCGCTAAGACTCGGAACGCTATCAGTAGATATTGGCGCAAATACGGCGCCACTTCGGCAGGCTGAAACAGAAGTTACGCGAACATCAAACGCAATGAATACCGCATTTCGTCGTGTGGGCGTAACGATTGCCGCCGCTATATCTGTTGATGCAGCGCGCCGAGTTCTTTTAATAGCTGACAATATGCAGGTTTTAGAGCGTCGCTTGGTTCGCTTTACGGGTGATGCAGAAAGTGCTGGCGATGCTATGAATTCGCTGGTTGCCACGGCCTCCAGTGTTGGCGCTGAGGTTAATGATGTTGTTGGAGTTTTTCAAAGATTCTCATTAATACGTGATGAGATAGGCGCATCAAATCAAGATATTTTAGATCTTACTGATACATTATCGAAAATGGGCGCTATCGGCGGATCGTCTGGCGAAGAGCTTAGTAACGCCTTACGTCAACTATCACAATCATTCGCAGGCGGCATACTAAGAGCGGAAGAATATAACTCAATCGTTGAGCAAGCCCCAGAAATTATCAAGCGTATGGCTGATGAGATGGGCGTAACGATGGGTGAATTCCGCAAGGAAATGCTTGACGGTAAAATCACATCAACTGCAATGCTTGACGCAATACAAGCTAGCGCGGCTGATGTTGATGCTGAATTTGCAAACATGCCTGTTTCCATTCAAATGGCAACTCAAGCGCTAAAAAACAATCTAGCCGTTGCAATAAAAAATATAGATAGTGACCTTGATTTTTCTGGGACAATTAGTAAAACAATAACTCAGTTCACGACACTTATAAAAGCTAGAAACACGCTTTATGATCGCGGAGAAAAGCTTGATGCTCAGCAGGAAAGATTAAACAAGCAACTTGCCGAGGGCTCAGAAGAGCAGCGCAAAAACGCTGAAGAATTAAATAAAATTCTTGAGCGAAGAAAAGTTTTAATGGATGCTGAATTAAAGTATCAAAAAAGTGGCGCTCAATTTAATGGTGAGTCAATGGCAGGCAAGATGCGCGAGCAAATTGATGCTATCAACGAGCGCGTAAAAGTCTTAACTGCTGAATCAGAGGTATTAAAAGGAATAGAAAAAACTGTCGGTGGAATAATAATTAAAGCAGAATCTACCGGTGGGCCATCATCTGCTGATACAGAAGAGCCGGAAAAAGTACGGGTAGCAAGCAAGAAAGAAGAAAGCGAAATTGAAAAGTTGCGTCAACTTGGTGAAACTGAGCGCGAAGAAATCGCACGCATAGCACAAGAGCGACGCGACTTTATTGCAGAGCAAACACAATTAGATGCAGAAGAAAAGAGCGCTATTCTTGATAGAATAAACGAAGAAGAGCAAAGCAAGATAAATGAATTAGCAGAAGCGCATTTAGAGCAAATACGCCAACTCAACGAAACCGAGATTGAGGAAATCGAGCGACTGGCACAAGAGAAGCGCGATATTATTCTTGCTCAAGATCAATTGACGGCTGACGAGCAGAAACTACTTCTCGACGAGGTTAACGAATATCGACTTGCAGGGCTTCAAGAACAAGCAGATAAAGAAGTAGAAATTGCCAAGCGTGCAGCAGCAGATAAAAAATTGGCTGAAACAAAGCAGTTTGAGGAAAGTATTTCTGGATTAACTACGGCACAGGAATCACTTAGCGCACTGAATCAAACTGCATTAGGTGAGAACAAAAAGCTCGCTGCGGCTCAAGCTGCGGTATCTCTCGCTGTAAGTATGGCTAAGGCTTCAGAAGCTGGCTTCCCTGCTAACATTCCTTTGTTGATTGGTGCCGCTGCTCAGGGTGCGCAAATAAAATCCTTGCTATCTGGTTCAGGTAGACAAAACGGCGGGCAAACTTCGCCGCAAATGATAACTCCAGTTAACGAGCTGAATATTCCTGAAATTTACGAAGAGGCGGGTGAACAGTACTTAATGCCAACGGGAGGAAGCGGAAAAGTAATACCCCTCGGTAAAGCTAGCTCGGGATCTTCTGGCGGAGGTATGCCAAACATCACAATAGTAAATAACGGACAGCCAGCGAACGTTACGGGCGTAGAGCTAACCGCAGCAGGCGTTCAAATAATGATTAATGATATGGAAAAAAAAATAACTACTAGCTTGCGAACTGGTCGCGGCGATCAAGCCAACGCTTTGAAATCTGGGTTTAAATTGGAGCGTAATCTGAATGGCTGAAGAATATCCATGTAACTTGCCGCTAGCACTCGTTGTCAGCAACAGTTATTCATCGTCTGATACAGTAATTGCTAATGATATAAGTCATGGCCCGTTAACGTTCTTTTTAAAATCGATTGACAATTATTTGATGTTTGATTGCGAATTCTCATACTCAGCAATTGAAAAGCAAGTTTTTACGAGCTGGTATCATTGGTTTTTAGTTGATGGTGCAAAGAGCTTCACTATTCGATTGAAGGCAAATGAAAGTACTGGTGACAGCGAAACCACTGATTACCTATGCTACATATCTGGTGTGCCCCAATACACGCAGTCGGGCGCACGATGGAAAATGACACTTAAGCTAATCGTTATTAAGGAAGTGTAATGGCCGAAACGTACCCTATAACGCTGCCAGCCGTCCTAATTAATAGTAATGGATACTCGCCCCAACAACTTACTTTTGATCAGCCAGTAAGCTATGGCGCCCCTATTTTTAGACAGCAATACGCTAGCGGCTGGCTAATGTTTAATTGCGCGTTCTCATTCAATGAAAGCGAAAAACAAATATTTACTGATTGGTATGAAAACACAATTTTGCGAGGTTCTGAATCGTTCGTTATTGGATTGATGATTGACGGATTTAATGGAAGCAGCAACACTGTAGATCATGAGTGCTATATGCAGGGCACGCCAACATACGCACAAAAGGGTACAAGATGGGGAGTTAGCGTTACACTATTAGCTAAAAAATACGTAGGTCTTAGCGAGTGCGATGCGCTAACGCTAATCAACTCGTTCAACGTATTTAAAAACTTTAGTGCTGCACCCAATTTAATAGCTGATGCAGTGGAAACAATAGAAACGCTATGGGCTGTTTAAATGGCAACACTAGAAGAGTACCAACGATTTATAGTTAACGAGCCAGAGGCGCAGAGAGAGATCCGAACGATTGAGGTTTATCACTCAAGTTTTGGGACTAAGCGATACGTAAACGGGTATGAAAGTGTGTACGTTGGCATAGAAGATGGTGCACCGAGAAACGCAGGTCAAAGAGTATATTTTCAGCAAGCGCACTTAAGCATTACTGATGCGGCGGAGCGCGGTGATTCTGATCAGCTAGTAACGATATCTATGGGCATAGTTGATGGTTCGCTAAACGGTTTTATAAATCAAATATCCGGAGATGGATTTCTAGAAGAGATCGAAGTTATTTACAGAAAGTACTATTCAGGCGACACCTCACAGCCAGCAATAACGCCCTCGTATTTATATTTATCTAATATTTCTTTCGAGAACGGAAAGACGGCAACCATTTCAGCTGAGGATATAAATCTTGAGCAGAAGCGCGCTGGAACCATTTATACAATTGAGCAATTTCCGGGACTTGCATGATAAATTTTGACGCGGTGGAGTACTTTATAGGCTCTCAATGGGTATACAAAAGAAATGATTGTTGGGCTGTTGCAAAGAAGGCATCACTAAAGATATTTAATAAAAAGTTGCCATTAATCCCGCTTCCCGACAATTCGAATCTTGGCGACAATATAGATATTTTCTCTGGCGAATTAAACAGCTCAAAGTGGGTTAAAATAGACACTCCCAAATCTGGATGCATGGCCTTATTTTACGCAAAGATAAATGATGTTTTATCGCCAGTACACGTTGGTATTTATATTGTTGATGGCAATATTCTACATTGTGATGGAAGCGTAAGAAAAGGCGGGTGCACAACATACGATCAAGTAAAAACGCTTGTCGGTAAATACAACAAATACGAGTGCGTAACTTTTCATGAATATTCTGATAACGATAATACATGACGCCGCTGGCATAACAAAACCTGAATATCACGACGTTAAAGCCGGAACGCCGCTAATTGATTTTCTAATTAAACGATACGGCCCTGATGGCTTTACAGTTCCCGCAATCGTGTTTAAAGGCGCGGTATCAAAGAATAATGTTATCGGCAAAGAAAGATTTAATGATGAAATACGCGAAAACATAACTATCGCTCACAACCCTATGGGGCTAGAAACAATAGCATATATAGCTATTGTAGCTATTACTGTAGCGGTTATGAAAACGCCAGAACTACCAACCGGTGCCGTTGCTGCTACAAGCTCACCAAATAACCAGCTCACCGGACAAACAAATATTGCCCGCCCACTAAACCGAGTTCCTGATATTTTCGGTGAAGTTCTAAGTTACCCCGATTTAATAAACCCGTCTGCTTTTGAGTATATTGATCACATAAAATACATCACTGAATATATCTGTAATGTCGCAATGTCC